AATCACCTATTTTCACTAGCATGCCTCCATTATACATTATTCTTTTTATTTGTCAATTAGAAAAAATCAAATTTTCTAAAATAGTTCTTTGCCTCTGCTAAGTTTTCACCGGGAATCTTCGCTACTTTTGCAAACGCTGCTCTGAAGATATCTTTGAGTTGATCTTCGTCATCTGTCTCTGCGATGATCTTGTGAGCGTTCTCTACCACTTCGTCAGGAGTATCGTCGTCTAGGTTCATCCCAAACATCATTTTGTATTCGTCATCGCTATCGGGACCATTTGCCCACATCGTTCGATAGGGATACGCAAACCCATCTGCTTCTCCTCCTGCTGCCTCGCGCATTAGATTAGATACAGCTATAAGATAATCCCGACTCGACTGTAACCCTCTTGGTGTTTTGCTTCCCTTGGGGCGTAAGATTAGTTTAGCAACTTGGTCTTTTACATAGAGTTTTACTTCATCCAAATCTTTAAAGCCTCCTAATCTATCAGCTTCAAACTCAGGAGAGCGCACTTCCCACCCCTTGAAAGAATAGTCTTCGCCGCCGTGAGTTTGTGAAGCAAGAGCAAGAGGATCACCGGCAAAGTTAATATATACTTCGGGTGAGTTAGGTGCTTTGCGTTCAAATGTAATAGGTATTTTTTGGATTAAGTCTTCAAAATTTACATAAGTCGCTGTTTCGAGTTCGATACTGGTTGGAGCATAATCATCATCTACGTTGTAGTCCCACTCATACCAACTTTCGTCTTCTAATGCTCTGGCGAATGTAATAAGCTCGCCGCCTTCTAAAACACCTTCGCGTTTCAAATAGCCCTTTGCTAACTCTAGAATTTGTTCTGCCTTGTCATCAAGACTATCAATTGCGGAAGCAATGGATTGAAAGTTATCAACCGAATACGCATAACCTCCACCTTCGGGGTTGACATTTTCAATGGAGATGGGTATCTCTATTACAATTTGATTTTTGTCCTCCTCGTCTATCTGGCGCAATAAGTCTGCCCAGTCTTGAGAGCGGGGATTTAGAGTGGTGTAATTAACATAGTCTTCCAATTCATCGTATCCCATTTCTTTAAGTTCCGCGGGTAAGTGCTCAATTGATTTTCTTACGCTATCTTGAAATGCGGATTTTACAAAGTCGCCTTCCGAAAAAACAAGACGAAGTTCCGCGTGTATATCAATATAAAATTCCCCTGCGCCGTTATCTTCTACGTCCGCACGGGTAATGCGAGCGGATTGATAGTTTCGATTGTAACGATCGCGTATATTGTTTACTTGCCCCTGTAGCTCTTCCTGCGTACCAGCCATGTCTAAGTTGTCTTGAGTGGTGCTATCCCAGTGCGACAGCCCGGTGGTGGAAATATCCAGCCATGTGGCCATCGCAACATTGGCGTTATCCCCAGCATCTTCGTAATCACCGCCGAAGCGCACCCAGTTGGCCATATTAAGTTTGCCGTCTATAAAGACATCTTCTTCGTCGCGTGCATCTTCTAATTTTTTAATCTCACTCTCCTGCTTGGCTTTGAGAAAATCACTTATATTATTGTAAAGTTCTGGAAATCTCTTTCCACCATATGTCATCGTACTAGGCGCAGCCAACATTATACCCAATGGGGGATTGCTGAGCTTCTTTATTCTCTGGCGAGATACGGGTGCAATGTACCCCGTTCCTCTCTCATTATCGGTAAAAAACTCATCGTCTTTGTTTTCAATAAAATCCAGCACTTCTTGTCTGGTTAGTTCTTCATCGCCATCTGCCTCTATGGATTGACGAATAGCGTCTACATCTTCATTGCGAACAACATAAGCAACCGGGCCATGGCCATAAGCTTCCGCTACAGCGCATTTGTAATAGCTATTATCGCTCCCACGTGAAGGTGGTGAATGGCAGGTTTCAATGTTCTCGAAGTCAGCCATGCGCATTACATCGATAGGGTGGCGGGTATAAACAATAGAGTATGCACTATCGGTCTCACCAGCATCTTCAGGGTTCTCGCGGTAGAAAGTGGACTTTTTATTCCACCACTCGCCCAGCTCGCTGAAGAAATCATCGATTTGAGGGAGTTCGTAGGTTTTTACATTGAGTTGTTGAAAGGAGTCATTAAATTGTTTAAGAGTTTGATCAACCTTGCCCTCTGCTTTTTGAGAGGCTGTTCGGTACTTCTCAATGTTTACTTCATCTTCCGGTTTTGACTCATCGGGGCTTATGTCAAAATCTTCAGGCTTTACTTCTTCGAAATCTTTCTGCTCGGTCTTAGCTTTGCTCAAAAGACGAGAGCCTTTTTGCAACAACTTACCAATTTTGATTTGTTTCTTTCTGAAGTGTTTCTTAATTTTTTCAAATTCTTCATCTGAAGAACGAGAATAATTCTTTCGATCTAGTTCTCCTTCGTCATTAAATAATCCTTTTATTTGTTTGGGGCCTAGCATCATACTGGTTGGCCGCTCACCCTCTTTAGCGGGGAGGGTCAGTGTATAGTATGTGGCCAAGCCAGTCTTGAAATCTGCTTCATATCCATTGCGCCTTAGAAGATCTTTAAGTCTTTGAAGATTTTTATCTTTTACCTTCATGGGTTCGATGATGCGCATTCTATCCCCAAAGATGTTATTAAAGGATAAGTCACGGGGGTTGAGGTTGTGGAGAATGCCGTCGAGATTGGAAATTTCGCTTTCAGTTGCCTCGTCGATCACCTCTTCTTCGTTAAGGAATTTTTGCCAGTTTTCAAAAAGTAATTTCATTATTAATAATTAGTATCTTACAGGGCCGAAAGGTCTTCTAAACTTTCTAAACACCAATATCCATCTTCCCAAAAAACTTTAGCATGAAAAGAATCAATTTCAGTTACGACTCCGATCATATTTTCACCCTTGCTGCCAGCAAAGAATTTTATCGGATGCCTGTATAAAACCAAGTCGCCTATTCTGACCTCTTCGAGCTTTCGTCGGGCTTGCAAACTTTCCTTGTTCCTAAAATATTATCCCAAAATGGGCTCGTTACTCCCCAATTTAAGTCTTGGTCCTTTCCCATGTGGTGGTCATGGTGCCATGGCATATTTTTCTTACCCCACTCAACATCCAAATGGCCGCGCTGGTGCATATAAAAATACCTCACAGAGAACAGGGACAAACATAAATAGAAAAAAGGTGATATAAAGTATAACGGAAAATGAATTAAATTTAATATAAAAAGTGAAAATAATTCTTTTAGCACTGAGGGATGCGGTGGAAATTTAGTATACGACTCATCAAAGTTTTTATTTTTTCTGCAAATCTGATGGTGGCCGCTCCAGTGAGAGGCGAAAAAGCTTTTTTTGTTTTTACCCAGACCGTGAAACAAATATTTATGAATGACCCATTCCAAGAAATTAGCATATAAAAAAACTAATAAAATTAGAAATGGATAAATTAACACGGTTTAACCCCTTCGCTTGATCAAAAAAACTCCTGTATTTGTTGGGTCAGAACTCGTTGAGTTCATGGGACTTTTACAAATGGACTCTAAGATAACTATGGGACTGCGCAACAAAATACGCAGTTATCACCAAAATTTTTCAATTTATTTTAATATTTTAATAATATTCTGATTTTTCTCTTGTTTTCTTGGAGGGGTAATTCTAGTTGTTTTTTCTTTTCGTCTGGGTCTGGCCAATACTCGGCATCTCTAGTTTTTTGGCGCGCCGCTTCTGCTTCTTCGGCTTCTTTTGCTGGGTTGCGAATGAGGGGCGGATCGATTTCTGATGCAAGCTCAATGAAAGCATCAAGCAAACCGTCACTTATTTTACCATCCTCATAGTTGAGATCATCTAACCAGTTTTCAAAGCTATCCACGGCGCCGCCGCCGCTTCCCAGAATAACATTAAACACCGTCGGATCGCCCCAGTGTTGTTCGACTTCTTCTGGCCAGACGCTGACCTCGTTCATCATAGTATCAACGAGATCTCTGAGTTCATCAGCTTCTCTTTCTACATACTCTCCCCAAGCAGCGGTGGCTTCCCACCCTTCTGCTCTTTCTAAGAGATCATCTAAGTCAACACCAACATGAGCTTCCCATTGCGTGGTTTCAACCCCCGTGTCCGTGGGAAATAATAATTCCACGCTAACGTTTTCAAAACTTCCAGCATTTTCATATTCCGCTAGTTTTTCTTCATATACTTCATCGGGTGTTCCCGCGGGAGTATCTTGGACGCTTTCTTTGCCTTTCTGTTCCAAACCGTCAATGTACTCATTTACTGTGTCGTTTATTAGCTCAACGACAGTCTCTATTTCGTCATCTTCGTCAATCAAACGCATTAGATCTAGATCTTCTGCTGCGTCCATAATGGGTTCTTTCTCATAGGGTTCATCTTCTTCAATTCCCAGAATCTGAGCCGATGACTCTGCTCCAATCATAGTTTGTCTGATGGCGTCTTTGAACATGCGTAAATATAAGCTGTCATCTTCGGCATCGTAATATTCATTAAACTCGCCATATTGATCCACAACAACAGCAAGCTTTGCGTAAGCGGGGTCAACGTCCTTTTTCTTGGCTAAAAGGAAAAGGAATGCTTTACCTTCGCTGGTGTATTGATCAAAATAATTTTGAGATTTGGTTGCTGAGATACACCATCTTGTTTGTTGTCCAAAGTAGCATGATGCTGCTGTGGTGAGTGGGCGAATCACAAGGTGATAAGGAGTGTTTGCGATTACTTCGCTTCCTTCATGGGCTGCTTTCTTTAGTGCTGCTTGTTCTTCTTTTTTACGCTCTGCATCTTCTTTGGCTCCCAAGGCCCTTTGGACTACCATTTGCAATTGCGAGTAAGAATCAATGTTGTTTATATCTTTATAAGGTTCTTGACTGCCTCGAAGCCACGGCGTTAATTTGTGATACTGAGATAATTGATTAGCAATTTTATTAGCTACTCCCCATGGGGAATAAAGATTGTCATCGGCATCTTCGGGCCATTGCTTGCCGTAAAAAGGGTAATACCCATCGTTCTGCTCTGCCATCTCTATTGAACGCTGCAGCAAATAAGCTGCTCGCATTAGATATTTTTGATTGCCGGATGGATCTTTGTCGATGAGAACATCAAGCAAGCTCTCGCCGTCATGTTCTTCGCGTTTTTTGGCTAGTCCGGGGTATTTTTTAGCTGCGTCTTGCTTGCGGCCCTCGACAAGAAGTTGGTCTTCGGTCAACAAACTGTACTTTCGGAATGATTCAAAGAGTTTGCGCATGTATTAATTAGTTTATCAATGTAAAGAAAGACTGGTATTGTGGAATAATAATTCTCGGTAAGAGGTGCGCTCAGATGTGAGATAAACAGAAACTCGCATCGCTAATTGGGGATCCATAATCCATTGCTTGTTTTTTTCATCCCAATCACAACTAAGCTCTAAGTCTTGAAGTATAACCTCCAAGTGATAAAGTATACCTATGTACTCACATAAGAGAGAGTAAAAAGTGGTCCATTCGTCAGGTTGCTTGTCATCAAAAGTCTCTTGGAGGATTAAAAAGGCTTTGTCCCTTTTATTTAGTAAGTCTCTCAAATAATACTCTTGTTCCACTTTTTTTAAAGCATAAACAACCTTCTTACTCATATGCTAGGACCGGTACCGTGAAACTTTTTATTTTTTTGTTGATTTGTTATTAATCTAGCTGAGATGTACTTTTTACCTTCGGTGTTTTCTTTCACTTCGAAGGAATATGGCTCTGGGTCAAAGTCTCCGTAAATTGTTTTTCTCTTTCTCACCTTTCCGTATTTGCTTTTTGGCGGAGTGTTAAGAAATTCAACACAGGCACGAACTATGCCTTCATCATTTTCAAATTGTTTCTGGGCTTCTTCATAGTTTAGGTCAATGTTAACGCCTACCACCCACTTCTTCTTTGCGTATCCCTTTATTGCCCAAAACCAGCTTTGGCAGTAGACCCCATGTTTCGGCTTCTTGTTCTCGCTTTTAGAATATTTTTTGACAATGGGTAACAAATCACACTCAATCATTTTTCCTCCGATGTTCCAAACCATTCTTGCAGGTCTGTGAATCCACCAATTAATTTTTCATCGCCGTTGCTTTGCTTACACACAATCAACGGTACAGTTTTCCAAGCTCTCGCTTCCTTCAGCGCAGTTAACTCTTCCTGTCTATCGTCCATCACAAACATAGAAAAGGAGGTCTTCTGTTTGATTAGTTCTTCTGCTGCCTGAGAACAGAATGGGCAATCAGAAAGCGCCCATACATAATAATGATTATCCATTTAATAAAGTCTTCCCTTTTAATTTTGATTCAATTAATGCCGGGTCACCAAGAACAATGAACTCTGTGCCTCCGGAGCCGTTCTGGATGAACAATTTTGTAAAGGTTTGATTAGTATCAAAGTTTGAATTTCTATTCTCATTGACATACTTCTTTGTCATGTTGTCTTCCCGTAGATAAACTACATGCTTTGGGTTTACAAAAACATCTCGCAAGCTGATCCTGCCAATATCTTTAACAACTTCTACAAGTTTTATCATTGCTAACCTCCATTTCGTGTTTCCTAAGACTCTTCTCTTTGAAGAGTAAGTTTTTTACTGTTCCGTCCCAAAAAGAAACCCTAATCCAGTCACTAGAAGGCTGTTTTTTCTTTGTAACAACACCATATCTTGGTTTTTTTGTTTTATAGTGGGGGATCACCGAGTAGTGGACATCGCTATGGCCCAAAGAATCTTCCAAGATCCACACTAAATCACCAACGTTAAAATTAATCATTTTGCTGTTCTTTTGTCGTTTCTTGTGGCCGCTGAGACTCTTCCTGCTGTTTGTAGCGAATGTTGGCATAGCCAACCAAAATATTGCTTATTTCAACAAGTTTTTCATCGAAGCGAGTCGATGCTTCCCTGTAATTTTTCATTGCCTGTAGTGTCTCAAACAAACCGTCATCACTAAATGGTTTATCTAGCTTCGATAGTGTTTCTTTTGATGTTTCTTTTAATTTTTCAGACTCTTTTTTATAAAAAGAATAAGCGTCTGCTAGGACCTCATCTAAGTCAACTGAATATGAAATATTTACCTTCATTTTACCTCTATTTTAAAGTAACATTGCTTTATATATTGTTGCGACTGTAAGTGTGACAACGGATGCAATAATCATCCATAGCAATCGTGACGACGTGGCTTTCCATTGTTCTAGTTCTCTAAGGCGTGCGTACAAGCCAGAGTCTGGGTTGTAGACTGCTTCTTTTATTTGAACAATGTCTTGGGCCATTTCTTCTTGTTTATCTTTCACGATTTCTATGCTCTGTGTAATGATATCAAGCTTGCCGCCTAATTCTATTATTGCTACCGCACTAGTTAAATCTTTATCAGGCATTTTTTTCCCCTGTGTCGCCCAGTATATTAAATAGTGTTAATCGAAATCTTATCTCTCAACAATTGCATAATTGGATGAAATAAGTGTACTCGCGACAGAGACGGAGTTTTGTAGAGCGCAGCGGGTCACTCGGGCCGGGTCAATGATTCCACTTTCCAGCACATTTACGATCTCTCCTTTTTTGAAATCATAACCAAAATTTTCTTTTTCGTTCTCCACTTGACTCAGAATGATGTCCACTGATTCTCCTGCATTCTTCGCCATTTGTCTGAGGGGTTCTTTTATAGACTGTTCCACAATTTTAACCCCCAAGCTTTGCCAGTCATTCTCTATGTCAGACTCTACAAGCTTTAATATTTTTTTAGATTGTTGTGCTAAAAATGATGCACCACCGGGTAGAATACCCTCCAGCTGTGCTGATTTTACAGCTTCTAGAGAGTCCTCTATGCGATGACGCTTTTCTATCATTTCTATTTCTGTTGCTCCACCGACTCGAATGACGGACACACCTGAAGCAAGTCTGGTAATACGTTCTTGTATTTTTTCGCATTCTTGCATGTCATCTGTATCTTGCATTATTGCTTTTAACTTGTCAATCTCTTTTTCAATTAATTCATGGTCTGCAGTACCGCCAACCAGCGTTGTAAAATTTTTACTTGTTTCTATTTTTTTTGCCTCACCGAAATCTGTAAGCTTAACTTCTCTCAGCGAAACTCCTTGTTCCCGGGAAACGAGTGTGGCTCCGACTGACAGAGCCATGTCCTTCAATATGTTTCTGCGTTCTTCCCCGTATTTGGGCGCTCTAATTCCTACAACTCGCATTGTTCCACGCATGGCGTTCATGATAAGCGCTGCAAGCGCTTGGCCCTCTATATTCTCTGCTACTATAACAAATGGTCGACCCTCCCTAGATGCAATTTCTAATGCAGGAAGCATATCCTCGACGGAATCTATTGTTTCATCTGTGACCATGATTATTGGATTATCATATTTAACAAGGCCACGTTGCTCGTCATTTATGAACGCAGTTGCCAAATATCCAGAATCAAACCTGAAACCTTCAATCAGATCCAAGCTTGTTTCAATGGAGCGTGCATCTTCGATAGTGACAGTACCATTTTTACCAGCAAGATCAATAGCTTTGGCAACCAATTTGCCAATCTTTTCATCCCCATTTGCTGAGATAGTAGCAATATTTTCTATGTCATCCAGCGATTTAACGGCACTAGCGGCGTCTTCTATTTGTACAACCAATTTTTCTACCGCCAGCTCCATTCCCTTTTTTAATTCAATTGGGGGGGCGCCGGCAGCTAGATACTTTTGTGCCTCGCGGTACATGGCATAAGTCAAAACAGTTGTGGTTGTGGTTCCATCCCCTGCTTCTTGATTCGTTTTCTCAGCTGCTTGTTTCACAATCTGAGCGCCTGTATTTTCAAAAGGATCTTCTAGGTCGATAAACTTAGCCACTGTGACTCCATCCTTTGTGGCAAACGGCATCCTATCTTTTTGATGTAATACAACAGTTCTCCCTTTCGGGCCCAACGTGGAAGCCACATTGTCTGAAACTATTTTGATACCTCGTTCAAGTTTAGAACGAACATCACTTGAATTGCTAAAGTGCTTCATTAAAACCTCTTTTTATATAATATAATAAATTTTATTTGGTTGTCAACTTAATTTTCTATTTCTTCTACAGCTGCATTCGTCGCCACAGCTAATTCCCCTGCATTATCAATCGCATTCATTGCATATTGTTTTCTGTCTTGGTCTGCCAACTCATCAGATACTCCTAAGAAATAGTCATTGATGTTATTTGTAAACAACTGCAATTGCTCGTAAATTGGAGAAATGGTTCTCATAAGCAAGTCAGCGTACAGGGCATAAGTTTCTTTCATGTACTTTTCGCCTATCATTAGAGTTCCTATTACTCTAAAATTTGCAATGTCTTCGGCTTGTTTACGGGTAAATTCGAATTGCTGTGAATTTTCATAGCCCGGTGTCATTCTGAGCGATTTTAAAACTTCTTCACGATCGTTTTTGTCAATGGCATTCTTTAGCTGCTCTACAACTGCGTAGGAGCCAAACAACTTTTCTGCCTTGGTCCCTTCAAATTTTGAGGCCGCATATTTTACCGTAAAGGGAGCATGCTTTTGTAGCTGCTCATAGGGAAGACTAAACACATACCTAAGCACTTTATTAAAGTTTTCCTCATTGAGTCCTACGGCCTCATCTAATTGTACCTCCCGTGGAGAGTCTGGGGAAAATTTTATCGCTTGCCATTTCTGGCCGGGCAATGGTATACCAAATTGAATCCCCTTGATCGCCTCTTCCCCGCTGGTTAACGCATTAAGCAGCTCTTTGAACTCTCCAGCGTCCTCAACCGTTTGGGTATTGGTAGCGAGGACCTGGAATGGGTCTACGAAGACCTCTAAGAAGTTTTCCAAAGTAATGGTAAACTCTCCAAATTCTAATCCCTGATCTTTGTCGACGCGGCGAGCGTCAAGGTACACCACGTGATCGACGGACTTAAAGTGATCCACCATGTTTCGAAAGGAGCCCTTTACCCCTGTTGTCTGACCTAGAAGCTTCAAAGAATAGTGCCTTTTCCCAAGCATAACATCAGTGATTGGCTTGCCGGTGGCCTCCATTCCGGGAATGTCTTCCGGGCTTGTAATCTGCACGGACTCGCCACCGAAAAGACCAGCTAAAAAGCCCTCAAAGATAAAGCCTCCTGCCGATTCTGTGAAGTTTGTTATGATAGCCGATAGTATTTCGCAAACAACCATGGTAGAAAGTATATCGCCAATGGTAGCTCCTTCTTTCCTCTCAGTCAGTACACTGTTCAGGGTTGCAATCTTTTCTTCCAATGTGCTGCCGACTATGTTTCTAGTAAATTTCTCAACTATCTCACGGTCCTCTGTGCCAATTTTCCCAAAGTCCTCAGTGATGCGAATCTTGGGAAAAGTTATGTCAAAAGTTTTTTCTTCGCCGGGGTCGACATTTGTATCGCCCTCTTCCGTTAGAGGCTTATCTTCATTAAAAAATTTAGCCTCTTGAATTAATCTGAACAGGTCGTTTAATTGTATTTGCTTAGCATGCGGCTTAAGAAAATTATCTACGGCCTTTTTAATATCGGTCATATTATAATTAGTTCCTGAAATTCTTAATGTTATACGATAATGTCAGCTATTCCCATCTTTACTGCTTCTTCGGCATTCAAATAGACATCCACTTTTTTGTCTAGCATTTTTTTCAGCGCTCGTTTGGTTAGTTTTGTCTCCGCAACCATGGCATCAATGTGCTGTTCTTGTACCCACCGGGTCTCTTTCATTTCATTTTCAAGCAAGTGAACGGGACCATAGTGACCGCCGCGTATTGAGTGTATCATCATGCGCGTATTTTTGCCAATTTTTCTTTTACCCTTCGTTCCAGCTGCCAGTAGTAGAACGCCGGCAGACATTACTTTCCCAATCGCAAAAGTTTCTATTTCACATGTTTCCCTGATCATTCTCATCAAATCATAGATTGCAAACATTCCTAGGGCATCTCCGCCCCATGTTGAGATACACATATCAATTGGTCTAGTTATTTTTGTATCCCCATCTTCCTCGACACAATTATTTTTTAAGGCAAGGAGCCCTAAGCATGTATTTTCTACAGTTTCCTCATCTAAATCGCCAAAAATAGCAATTGTTCTTGACTGCGGTGGCTCTGGCGGCAAGTCTGCCAAGCTAATCCGTAGTGGAACTTCAGAATTTGGTTCTTCTTTGTCATCGGTGTCACTCATTGTTTCCCTCCTTGCTTCTTGCGAGAGAATAATCATGACAATCAATTAATAATTGTGTTATCTCCTCCCAATCTTTTACATCGACATATGGCTTGTAAACTGGCGGTACGGAGCTATTTAATTTCTCTACGGCGGCCTTTTGCCACCTTTTCAAGAAAAGCTCATCTTCATTTTCAATTAATTTAACATCTTCGTCTGTAAAGGAATCACTCTTATCGAATATGTTGTTGCGTAGGGTGCGAACGGTGGCAAGTTCCATGGCGGCTTGGCCGAGCAGTTGAATGGCTAACAATTTTATGTCACTTATGAAACGTCCCTTATTGGCGACACTTAAGACATAGGATAAGAATTTATAAAAAAATGCGCCTAGGAAAAACCAAAAAAATTCCCACATATGCTCCTTGCTCCAATTAGGTGTGTTCGTGTGAAGAGTAATGTCTATCGCGAAGAAAGAATTCTTTTTGTTACACGTCGAGCAACTTCAGCAACAACATGGGCTTCTTCTACTGGATCTTCAGGGTAGCCGCCCAACTCTTCCAGCTCTTCGGGCTCGCCTTCGTCTTCTAACTCTGCGCCTGGGTCTTCAAGCTCGTCGTCTTCTAGACCTTCATCTTCGGCGGCGTCGAGTTCTAAGTCATCCTCGTCGTCTTCAAGATCTAATTCTTCCTCTTCTTCTTCGCCTTTCATGAACTCAAGGGTGCCGTCATCTATCATATCTTCAAGCGTATCCATAACAGATTGCTTGATCTCGTCGGCAAGAGTCTCCATTGGATCCTCCTCTCCTTCCATGTCCATGTCGGGTTCTTCCATGTCTAGGTCTTCTTCGTCGCCTAAGTCCATTTCCATGTCCTCTTCGCCGCCTAAGTCCATTTCCATGTCTTCTCCGCCGGCACCCATGTCAAGATCGGGCATCCCTTCTTCACCCTCATCTTCCATCTCGTCCTGCTCTAGCGCCAATTCAACTTCTTCATCTAGACGCTCGATGAAAGGGCTTGCCAGTGGTTCGATTTCAGCCAATTTCATAAATCGACGAATGGTACCTTCATTCAGTAAGGTCTTGTCGCTCATTTGGTTTCTCCTTTTCAACAACCCGTGAGGGTAAATTGTTGTTATTCAATGTAATAATTAGTTAGTTATTTTGTAAAAACTTCTTTTGAAGTTTACGAATAGCTTCTTTTTCAATCTGCGATATTCTAACATGAGAAATATCTAATCTTTTTGCCACTTCTTGAAGGGTCATCGACCCATTATTTTTAATCGCTACATGAATGCAATTTAAATCTTGTTTAAAGTCTATCCACTTACGACACTGTTTTTCTTTACACGTAACGTTTTCTTCCAGACATTTACTTGCACATAATTCCATAAATTCATTTTCCTCCATCTTTATTTTCGGCGCCTTCAATTAAATCAAAAATGTTTTCTATTTCTTCTTGATCCAAGCCAAAGCGATTAATTATTTCTTGTTCTTTTTTGCGAAGCTTCTTGGCCTTTTTTAATCTAAATTTTCTGGCCAGCATGCTCCTTTCCTTTAATTTGTTTATAAAAGGCATCAAATCTTTATCCTCTTCCAAATAAGCCTTTATATATTCATTAAAGAAAAAGAACTTTGTTACATCGTCAAAATTTAATTTAATTATTAAATTGACATCTAACTTTTCTAGAGACGGAAACATTATATACTTTCCGCCAGCTGGTACTTTGTTTTTCATTTGAGTAATATATGCGTTTTGCTCTCACTGAGACCTGCCCCGCTCTGGCAAACAAATTTTGCCTTAATCTGGAATTGTTCAATGGTTCTTGCTCCGGAGTATGATAAGCCAGACTTTATCCCCCTGCGAAGACTTTTCAATATATCCTCTGCGGGGCCCTTATATTCTACATAAGTACTTATCCCTTCCTCTGAAGAAGAGCTTCCTCTCCAGTCAATCTGCGCATCTTCGCTTGCCATACCGCGGTATTTCTTTACAAATCTACCCGCAGTTTTGATTTTTTCGCCCGGTGTTTCATCGGTACCAGACAGAAGAGAACCAATCATAACGAAATCTGCGCCAGCGGCCAATGCCTTAACAATATCACCACTTGATCTAATCCCGCCATCCGCGATTATTTTCGCCCTACGGTCAGTTTTGGCACAATCCATGATAGTCTGAAGTCCCGGCAGACCATGGCCAGTTTGAATTCTTGTAGAACAGATCGATCCTCCGCCGATATTACATCTAACGCTGTCCGCTCCCCAATCAGCCAAATCATTAAACCCTTCGAGCGTTGCAACATTGCCAGCCATAATATGAACTTTTGGATCTAGCTGTTTCTTGAGTGTTTCGATGGCATTTCTAACCAACGAATGATGACCATGGGCCACATCAATACAAATTATTCCAGCACCGTTTGCACATAGAACCTCGGCCCTTTCTAAATAATCACCGGTGACCCCTACGGCGGCGCCGACGGCCGGTTTGATCTGTCCATGGAGAAGTGAACCATGTGTCTCGTAAACAAGTAACGCTTGTTCTTCAATAGTATTGTATCTATGAATAATGCCCAATCCACCATTCTTGCACATTACATGAGCAATGTCAGTTTCGGTCACTGTGTCCATGGGGGAAGAGACGATTGGTAGTCCAAACCAACGATTGTCGTCTAGAAGATTGCCTATATATATTTGTTTTCTACTTTCTATTTCTGAGTATTGTGGTATCAATAAAACGTCATCATAAGTCAATGCTTTTTTAATTTCCATTCTGACCTTCCTCAAGTTCTTCTATTAATTTGTTAAGATACCATCTGGCTTTTTTTAGATCCTGCAGGGACTTTCCCTTGTAGGGGTGTCGAGTTACATACTTAATAATATTACTTTCAGGGTATCCCATTTCCCAAGACCTTATATATTCATAAGTCTCTATGGCTTTGTTACCTTTCCAGTTAACAGTATAATGATTGGGGTGATTAACTTTGTCTTCGGGGGTGTCTAATTTATTTCTCTCCATTCGCCCTCCTCTAAAAATACGTCTTGTTCATTTAAGACCTCATCTAAGTGATCCCACACATCTGAATCTTGTATCTCTTCGTCAAAAACAACATATGTTTTATCCCACTCAAACCCTTCTAAATTTTTTACATGACCATCTGTGCTATATTCAAAGTGAAGGAGACTCTCTGGAGTGATCCCATATCTATCTTCAAACTGATTACAAAATTCTTCTGCGTCTTCCTGCTCTTCCCATAGTAGGAATTCGTCCAACAGATCAAGTTCCGATGCTAGATCTGTGTCAATGGGAAAACCCTTTTTCTGTACAATGTGATAGTGCATATTAATCTCCTTTCTTCCTTCTTTCTTCTAGCCCTTCTTTCATTTCGGTAACCAATTTAGTAGCCCTCTTCCAACAATCGGGACAATACAGGTTAACCTTTCCCTCCTGTTGTCGGACTACAACACTCCATGTCATTACTTGCTCCCGATTTAGTTTATCAAAACTTTTATTACATGTCAAGCATGCTGAGCCTATTTCTCCAAATAGAGCAACCTTGTTGGCCATTTCTTTTTCAGCTAGTTTTTTTGATTTCTTTGCGTTCTTTCTGCGAAGTTTTCTTTCTATACTCATTTGATAATCAACTTTTCCAATTGTTCGCCGGCGATCCAGTTTAAGTCCACGCGACCTTTAACCCCAGCGATTTCGCCATGGCCCGTATACTGCCACACGTCCCATTCTTTCCAGCCTCTCAGCTTTTCTTCAGGCCCAACAAGACGTGTATCTCTTATATAAGATGCATACCAGACTGGATATTCTAGCAACTTTTTCAGGGCAGCCTTGTTAGCTCTCATAAGAAACAACTGCCATGCCCAGCGCGCAGTATAAATCAT